TGTGCAGCAGCAATAGTAACTGCACCTGAACCGTTGTAGCTAGTGCCTGTTAACCCTGTGCCAATTGTTAATGTAGGTAAGCTAATACCGGTTAGTGATAGTGCTCCGCTGGCTCTATTAAGAGCTACACTAGTAGTACCAATATTAATTGATCCACCGTATGATCCGCTGTAGGTTGTAACAAACGCAGTAGCATTAACATTACTATATGCAGGTGGCAGGTTAGTAATTTGACTACCGTCGCCCTTAAGGAACCCGGCTGTTACTGTGCCAGAATAGTTAGCAGTAGTGCCGATATGTGTAACAGCGTATAAGTTATTCCAAAAAGCAGTAGTACTCCCTAGGTTAACTGATGCGTTAGCATTTGGAATAATTGCTGCACTAACTGTTAGTCCACCTAGGGTACCCACTGATGTCAAACTTGAAGTAACTACAGTTGATTTTAATGTTGTTCCAGTAAGTGTACTAGCATCTGCTGTTAGAGTATATGTTCCTCCCAACCCACAAGTAACACCGTTTAAGGTAATGCTACCACCTGTAATAGAACCAGCACCAACATTAGTTAATCCTGAGCCGTCACCATAGTACTTACTCGCATATATGTTATTCCACCATGCCGTTGTACTACCTAAATTATAGGTAACGTTGGATGTTGGTGTAATACCACCAGCCATCGATAGACCAGTTAATGTCCCAACTGCCGTGATGTTTGTCTGACTTGCATTTACTAGTGTGCCCACAATACTGCTGGCTAAGATATTGCCGGTTACATTTAGGCTAACCAATGTGCCCACTGTAGTTAGACTAGATTTTACCACAGTTGAATTCAATGTATCATAGGTTAGTGTTGCAGCATTAGCTGTTACTATGCCTGAACTACCTAAATTAATAGTAGTACCGTTAATAGTAGTAGTTGCACCTGTCAGTGATGCTACCCCTATGTTAGTTAAATTAGAACCGTCACCGTAATGTTTAGCAGCAAATATATTACCAAACCATGTTGTTGAGTTACCAATATTAGCTGATAGGTTAGCATTAGGAACTAACGCACCTGTAAGAATTAACCCTGCATGTGTTGGGGTTGCTGTAGTTTGCAAATCTTGATTAAGGGTATAGCTAGCATTTAGGGTTAATCTATTAGTGCCGTTGTTGATACCTGTGCCGCCAAATCCTGGCTCAATGATCGTGCCATTCCATTTACCTGCACTAATGTTTCCTGTCGTACCACTAATAGTTAGACCAATAACGCTGGTACCACCTTTGTTAACATTAAAGTTAAGATCATTACCAATTTGGTAGTTAGTAAAGTTGGTTGCAGTTAGTCCCATGCCAATATTTAAGTTAGCACCAATGGTAAGACCATTGTTATTCAGGATTGTTAATGCGCCAGTAGTTGAACCAGTTTGGTCGTTACGTAAGAATTGGCTAGATGCCAATCCACTCAGGTAACTAGAGTTATTAGCAGTACCAGCAAACTGACCTGTGCCAATAACTGTAATGCCAGGATAGATAGTAGTAAACCCACTAATAGCTGACTGCGGTTGGTATGCAGCATCTTTGCTAACAATAGCAGTAGTGGTTCCTGAAATCATTAATTTAACAACGATGTGGCTGTTATATGATGTGTCAATAACTGTATCTACAATAGCGCCAGATGATCCACCTGTTGAACTGCCGGATCCTGGACCAATTAAGATCCAGGTACTACCTGACCATATCTTAAGTTGTAGATTAACGATATCCCACCATAGGTCACCTGTAATTTCTGCTGTAGGCGCTGTAGCTGATGCTACTGATGTATGGATTTGTTTCCATTGATCCCCTACCCAAATTTTCAATAAGGTGTTTGCACTATCATACCATAACTGTCCTGTTAACGGACTAGTTGGGCCCACACTGTTACTAAAGTTCTCTACTAGCTTAACAAAGTTTTCGTTTAAGAATACACCATAGCCAGCGTAATTCTTACCCACCAATGCTAAACTGGTCGCAGTAGTATCTACAGTATCGTCTGTAATGATAGTCAGGGTCTGCCCTGAGGATTTAGTAACTATATATGGCATATTTTTTCTTTTATTCTATTCTAATTAAGACCAATTGCCTTTGCTGANTGTACCATCAGATACTAGACCAATTGGGCTAATCTTAAAGTACGATCCTTGTCTTGTTGTGTATGCACCACCCGGTGCCGCATTTGCTGTATATTGNGGAAGGAAGTAGCCACCTGTATTAATCGATACTGTTCCTTTAACTAAAATACTTACGTTTGCCTGNGCAGTGTTNAGACCATCAAACACGGCTGTGTTGGTTACTGTTTGTACATATGAGTTAAACACGTTAGTACTATTNAAATATGATGAGTTACGTGTAGCAATAGCTTCGTATGCAATATGGTTGAATGTTGCAGTACCACCATTGAAACTAATACCCAATGTGTGCGGTGTTGTGCCTGCTGTTTTGTCTAAAGCAAATAATCCTTCAAATTCGTAAATAGTGCTACCTACTAGGTTGACTCCATTGGTAACACCCAAGATGCTCTGTGGAGTACTAACGTTAGTACCTGCAATATTAGATGTTAATCTATAGTACTGACTAGCTTGATACAAACCACCTGCAAGACCGTTAACATTCCCAGTTAAGAACGCATTGTGATTCAATGTTGATCCAAACGATACCGGGCCTGTAACTACTAGGTTACCTAGTTGTCCTACGTAGGTGATATTATTTTGAACTGGAGTTAGTAATGTACCTGTAAAACCGGCACCTGCGGTAACAATTCCTACAGCACTAGTTGTGATATTACCTGTTACATTTAAGTTAGCTAATGTACCTACTCCAGTGATATAAGGTTGATACACTGTTGTTACATTACCAGAAATAACCGTAGCCACTACATTACCTGTTAATGTACCATTGATATTTTGAGCATAGACACTGGCAAATTTTAGAGAGGTATTACCAAGTGTTTGTGTATTTGTTGCAGTTGGTAATATAGGTGAATTCACTCTAGTAATACCAGCAACGTATAGTGTAGAATTTAATGTCGTTGCACCGTTGACTGCTAAAGTAGTAGCGACCGTTACTGTATTTGAAAATGTTACACTAGCTGTGCTACCTTGTACACTAATAACCGATACAGGTGAACCGCCTGGGCTTACATAAAAATTTAAATCTTTATTGATTGTTTGGTTGTAAATTTTAACTTCAGTTGGAGAAGTTGTTACAATATTTAGATCACTACCAACAACCAGACCACCGCCTGCTGTAAGTTGATATGATGTTCCACTGTTTTGATCACTACGGATAAATTGGCTAGCATTAACGCCTTGCAGAGTAAGTGCGTTACTAACGTCACCTGTTACTTGACTACCTGCTAAAGCTGTCTTGTTAATAATATTTAGACCAGGATTAATAATAGCAAAACCCGAAATAGCAGTTTGTGGAATAAACGGTTGACTGCTACTTAGAATAGAAACTACTTGGTTACTAATATAGAATTTAACCACAACGTGTTGAACTGATCCACTATCATAGATAGTTTCAACAATAGCACCGCTAGTGCCTGCTACAGAAGTATACGTAGGACCAACTGTTACCCATGTAACGCCGCCCCACACTTTAAGTTGTAAATTTGTTGTATCCCACCACATGTCACCAACTTGTGGTGCGCCTGGTGCAGCCGCTTGTGATACTGAACTAGCAATAGTTTTCCAGCCGCTAGTACCATTGTATACTTTAAGTACGCTATTACCGCTGTCATACCAAAGTTGACCTGATAGTGGATTGTTAGGACTTGTGATATAGGCAAAGTTCTCTAATAATTTAATGTAATTGTCATTTAAGAAATTACCATAGCCGGCATAGTTTTTACCTATTAAGGTCAAACTTGTTGCTGATTTATTTACGGTACCGTCAGCGATTGTTGCTAATGTGGTTCCCGCAGTTGTAGTGATGTTATATGCCATATTCCTTACCTATTAATAATTGTTTATTATATTTATTACCTTAACTTATGACGACAATTGGAACCAGAAGTCACCGTTGTTACTACCTGTATCATTTACACCCGGATTAGGTGCGCTGGTGCTAACAAATTTAGCACTACCACCCCACCATGTTGTGGCTGTTTTTACATAGCCAGTTGTAGCAACATAGGTATTACCTGATGCATTATATGTTTGACTTTGCGTTGCAGCTACTGCACCACTGGCTAATACAACTCCCGATGCTGTTGCTGTTAATACTGTACTACCGTCCATAGATAGTGTGAGGTTACCTGCACCACTATCAAGGATAGTTAAGCTACTGTTATTTTGATAAATTGAATTTAATGTAACATTAGCTAATGCAGCGTTTACTACATTAATTGCACCTTGTACAAATGCTGTACTAGCAACACTCGGACTACTATTGCCATATGTTGCTGTTGGTACTTGTGGATTACCGGTTAATACTGGATTGTTAATTGGCGCATAAGTACCCGCATTATATCCTGTCTGAGCTACATTAGCTTGATATACAAATGCTGTGGTAGCAATACTTGTATCGTTATCACCAATTGATGGTGTAGGTGCTTGTGGATTGCCTGTAAAGGTTGGACTAGCAATATTGGCACGTAATACTATTGTAGAATTTACAGTTGCAATACTGTTATCAACATATCCTCTTAAGCCTACATTTGATTGATAGTTAAACGCAGTAGTAGCAATACTTGTTGTATTGTCACCAACTGCTGGTGTTGGTGCTTGTGGATTACCTGTTAATGTAGGGCTAGCAATATTAGCTTTATATGCTACGTTTGCATCGCCACTAGATGCAGAATTTAAGATTGCTGTCTGCACAAACGCAGTAGTAGCAATACTTGTATCGTTATCACCTACTAAAGGTGTAGGTGCTTGTGGATTGCCTGTAAAGGTTGGACTAGCAATATTGGCACGTAATACCATTTGTGCGCCAATTGCACTGTTAACGCTGTTAATATAGTTAACCACGCTAGTGTTAGCTGTAGCAACAAATTGTGTAGTGGCAATACTGATACTTGCATCGTTATATGACGCTGTAGGTGCTTGTGGGTTGCCTGTAAAGGTTGGACTATTAATATTTGCTTTTAATGAAAACTGTGTATCTGAATACCCTTTTAGTCCAACGTTTGCCTGATACACAAACGCAGTAGTAGCAATACTTGTATCGTTATCACCAACTGCTGGCGTTGGTGCTTGTGGATTACCTGTAAGAACAGGACTAGCAATATTAGCTTTATATGCCACATTAGCTTCGNTAGCTGATCTATTAATAGAAATAGCATTAGCAACAAACTGAGTAGTAGCAATACTTGTATCACTATCACCGTCTAACGGGGTTGGTGCTACTGGAGTCCCATATAATACTGTGTTAGTAAATTTATTATCTACATAATTTTTAGTTGCAATACCTAATGTCGTTGATGGATCTGCTGCTACTTCTACTACCCCAGTTGAGCCGTTAATGTTTAGATAACGTGTTGCTGTGCCTCCTGTGGTTGCCCATATGCCAACCAATCCACCTGTGGTTGTATTGGTAATTTTTAAATCGGTTCCACTAATTGAGAATGTAGATTTATTTGAAGCACCAACACTGATCCCAACATCGTTGTTGATATTTAAATTACCTGATGCATTGTTTGTACCAGTTGTTCGCAAGAACTGCGATGAATTTAATCCATTGAAGTAACTAGCATTGTTAGCTGTTCCCCAAACTGTAAATCCACCTGCCATGTTATAACCAGGATTTAATACACTAAAACCAGTAATCGATGGGCTAGGTGTAAATGTTGAATCTGTATTTTGTACAATAACTGCGGTACGAGTACCATCTAAGTATATTGATACTACATCGTGATTTAATGTACCATCACTGATTGTTTCCCAGATTGCACCGCTTTTGCCTAGACCTACTTTGTATGTTGGGCCTACTAAAACCCAATCACTACCGCTGTATACATATAGTTGTTGGTTGTTTGAATCCCACCACATATCGCCGCCTACACCTAATGAAGGTGCTGTGCCGCTATATGTTGCACCGCCTACTGTTTTCCATGTTGCAGTACCTGACGGTTGTTGAACATAGTATGCTTTAAGAGCATTGCTACCTACGTCCCACCAAAGTTGGCCATTTAACGGATGCAGTGGTGCTGATGTGCTTGCAAAGTTTTCCAACAAGTGAACTAGGTTGTCAGTCATGTACTGACCATAGTTACTATAGTTACGACCAACTAATTTTAGACTAGTGTATGTACTATCGTACGTACCGTCTGCGATCGTTCCTATTACTGTGTTATTGGTTAGTGATATATTGTACGACATTGTATTATCCTAGTTATGCTGAAGTGCTCAAGTTAGTTAAAGTTTGAATTCTCACAGTATAATCGATTTGTATAAGTCTATTCAGTGACTTTTGTACCGGGCTAAAAATTACATGAGTTAATAGTTGGCCTAGACCCGGACCTGCATTGGTGTAGCCTTTAAGACCTAACTCATCAAAAACAAAGTTACCATTTAAATCTTGGCTGTTATCAAACGCACTTTGGCCACTTGGCTCGCCGTAGTCTAATAGACAGCTAACTAGAATGTCAGTGTATATTTGTCCTGGTGTATGATTAACGGTAATTTTATTGCTCGACGGATCACCGTTGGCTGCGTTAGTATCATCAACAATTTTGTAGTATGTTGGATTATACAAGTCAGCATTTTGTACATTAGTATTTGGAGGTAGATAGGTAATAACACCTGTAGGGTCAACTGTAGTACCGCCGTTACCAAAGTGCATTTCTGTGATGAAGTTGGTACCTTTATTGCCAAGGTTAAGAGCAATAGCATTACTCATGTTTTCATAGTGGATAGCATTACTTTTATCAACAAAAACTTCTTGTGTGATAGGATTGAATATCTTTAAAAATCCTTTAATGCTTATATTTGCTGTTGAATTCATTTATGCTCTTCCATTTACAAAAACTTCTTTTGTTTCAGGGTCATATATTTTAATAAGACCTTGTACGTGAATACCGCCACGTTCATCAGGTTGTTTCTGTTGTTTTTCTGTAGAATTTGGTTGTATTTTATCATCCATATTCTTATTTATCGCCGCGTTATCCATTGAAAATCAATCCTTATACTGCAAACGATCCAATACGTACATTAGATCCACTTGGTCCCATTGGTGCTATTTGGAAGAATGATCCTGCTAGGGTATAGTAGTTGCCGCCAGCAATTGCGCTGGTTGCAATACGAGGGCTTATCCATCCGCCAGCACCCACAGTCATAGTTCCCCATGCTTGTATAAATATGTTAGCACCAGCCGTTGATGTAACTGCGGTTGAAATAGCCACATTACTTACATTGCTCACAAAACTATAAATCTGTGATGCTGTATGACTTGAGAATGTTGTTGCAACGTCTGTCGAAACAAACTGATAGTTTGTACCTGTCACAGTTGCCATGCCTGCAATATTACCTGCGGCTGTTATACCAGCACCAAAGTTCATCGATACTACATGGCTAGTTGTGGCCTGCACCGGGCGTTGTAATACAAATACTGATTCAAATTGGTAAATGGTATTACTTGCTACAAACACGTTAACCCCAAATACTCTAACATCACCAACCCCTGTGCTAACAACAAATAAGTTTGAACTTAGCATAAAGAATTGATTTGACTGTACTAATCCTAGTTGTGAGTTAGGTGAGTTATATAAATATCCGTTTTGTGCAAGTCGCATGCCTTCATTGACTGTAACTGTACCAAATCCTGGATTAGTGTAGAACTGTAAGTTACCACTTGCAGAATCAGCTTTGATAACTGCACTTCTTGTTGTATTATTACCAAAGTTTATTCCTGCGCCCACGTTACTTTGTATGTTGAGTACAGAATATCCAGTAGGTGCTGAGAATGTTACATGTTTACCTAGGCCTTGGCTAAACACATCTGGTGTATTAGTACCAAATCCTACGTTACCATAAGTGTTTGAATCTGCCCACAATGTAGGCAATGTGCCAACTTGGAAAGTGCCGTAGTTAGTTGTTGAGCCGCCGGTGGTGTTCAACGAAGTTGTTCCTGCCACTGATAGACTAGTTAATGTTCCTACTGCGGTTGCAGTTGAAATTTGATTATTAACATAGCCAATAATACCTAAGTTAGCACTAGTAATTTGACTACTTTGTATTGTGTTTGCTAGATCAACATAGCCTTTAATACCAGTGTTGGCTGTAGTGACCTGTTGACCTACATAACCAATCATACCAGTGTTGGCTGTAGTGACCTGTTGACCTACATAACCAATCATACCTGTGTTGGCTGTAGTGACCTGTTGACCTACATAACCAATCATACCTGTGTTGGCTACTAAAATTTGGTTATTTGTAAATCCAATTTGACCAATATTAGCTGTAGTAACCTGTTGACCTACATAACCTACTACACCAGTGTTAGCGTTAGTGACCTGTTGTCCAATATAGCCAATAATACCCAAGTTAGCACTAGTAAGTTGTACTGATTGAATTGAATTACCTAAATCAATGTATCCTTTTATACCGATGTTTGCCGATGCTAGGCCATTATCAACGTAACCTTTCATACCAATGTTAGCTGAAGATACTCCGGTGTTGGCCACTGTGATTTGACTAACGACATAACCCACCATACCAATATTAGCTGTTACTACAGCATTATCAACATAACCTTTCATGCCAATATTAGCAGCTCCGCCACTACCTGTAGCAATAGTACTGTTCACATACCCTATCATACCTGTATTAGCTGTTAAAATTTGATTATTAACATACCCAGCAATACCTACGTTGGCTGTGGCTATCTGTTGACCAACATAACCTACCACCCCAGTATTGGCTGTGGTAACCTGTTGTCCTACATAACCAATCATACCAATGTTAGCTGTTGTTACCTGTTGTCCCACATAACCAACTACACCAGCATTACCTGCTGTAAAATAACCAATTGCACCAGTGTTAGCATTAGTTACTGTGTTATTTACGTAGCCAATCATGCCCGTATTGGCTACTAAAATTTGATTATTTGTAAATCCAATTTGTCCAACATTGCCTGCATCAACATAGCCTTTCATACCAACGTTAGCTGTAGTAACCTGTTGACCCACGTAACCAATCATACCTGTGTTGGCTGTGGTAATATTAGCATTAATGCCTGTTAAACTTGGAGATGATATACCGCCGGCTACATATAATGCGCCACCAATGCCAACTCCGCCTGCTACCACAAGTGCGCCAGTGCTAGACGAAACGCTAACGTTTGCTGAGTTAAATTGTGTATTACCATAGAAGTTTGCTGGGCCGCCTACTGCTAGATTAGCTAGGTTACCTATTAAAGTAAGTGAACTTGTTTGAATGTTTGCGCCAGTAATGTTGATGTTATAAATTTGACTACCATCACCATTTAAAAATCCAGCGGTTACTGTACCGCTAACTGCTAACGTACTTAGTGTGCCTACAGAAGTAATAGCTGGTTGTGCGGCTGTAGTTAATCTTCCTGTAACAGCACTAAAATTGCCTCGCCAGCCAGTTATTGTGTTACCTAAGATACTAGTAGTATTAACATTACTAGTAATAACATTGCCAGTATACACGCTGTAAAACGGTCTGCTTACATTACCTACTGTAGCGTTAACATTTGCAGCAATATTTGGAAGAACATTACCAAACGGAGCAGCTTGGATATAAGTTTTAAGTTGTACTGCGGTTGCCTTTACTGAGGTTAAGATACTACTAGTATCAACCGCCGCAAAATATGTGCCATCTGATACCCCTGATATATTGCCCAGTTGGCTAATCTTAATTGTCATTGCTATCCCCCGTAAAGTTCATTTGAACCATCTTCCGTTAATATAGTATTTACTCCATCTTCAGTACCTATCTGACCAGATGCAGTGTATTCTGTGTTAAATGTTGCTACTTTTTCTTTTAAGAACAATACCGCGGCGGTAGTTGCTCCTTCAAATCCTGATGTGTCTGTTCCTACTCCTGGTATCCAATTTTGCCAAACGTTGCTAGTATATAAGAATGTACCTGCTGCTACAGTAACATTACCTTCTGCATTAACAAATCCTTGAATTGACGCATTTAATGGATATACATTTGCTGTCAACACCCCATTGATTGATATTGGACTATCAGTACTACTAATAGTTGAAATAACAGGATATGCTATAGCATCTTGGCCATCAATCTTAACATTACCCGAGCCTAGTTTTAGACTATAGGCATTGTTATATCGTAATACCAATTGGTTATTACTTGCAGTGCTTAATACTACTAAATTAGCACCTGTTGATTTTTGGTAAACTACATCACCAACATTAGCTGTAACATTAGCACTTAAGGTTACTGTTACCAGTGCTGGATTAAATGCAATACCTGAATCATATTGTACCAATAATGTATTTGTTTCAACCGATACAGCACTTAGAACTGTTGCAATAGCACCGGAACTTGATTGTGTAATTACATCACCAACGTTAGCTGTTACATTGCCCGATAATGCTAGTGTGTATGATACTGTTCCTGAAGCTTGATATGTTGTGTTTGCGGCTGTAGTCACATTACCATTGATAACACCAGGAATATATTGCTGTACGCTAGCATCTACTACCAATGAATTTTCTGCATGATATGGACTTACGCTAGTACCTTCTGTGCCTCTACGTATCTGTCCTAATACATTATTAACTGTATCGTTGGTCCAATATGTAATACGTTCGCTGTTAATAAACACTACACCGGGATATGGAGTAGATGGATCAGGTACTGGTAATACGCTTGAATTTGATACAAATATCTGTGTATCAGAATATTGTAAGTTCGCTGCAAGTGTAGTAGTATTAGCATCAGCAATACGTATGTAGGTTGTATCTCTTAACATATTGTTAAAGATTCTATAGCCTAGTACTTCCTTGCCGTCGTCAATTTGTGTAAACACTTTAATTGATAATGTATCAAACACAATACCAGGAACTAGTTCTTCTGGTGCATGGCTTGAATAACGATCAACATAAGCGCCACCGTCTACGTTAATATCTTCAGCACGTGTTCCTAATGCTGAATCTGTGTAGTTACTACGAATAATATTATCTAAAACTTCGTTACCTAATACCGGTGTACCATCTGCATCATATTGGATGTTATCAAATACACCATCATCAAAGCCAATCATTGAGAAGCCTGGTTGTTGACCAAAGTCTAGTCCACTTAGTTGAACACCTGGATATTCAATACCCGATACAATTTGACCTAGACTAGTTTGAGTAGCTGTGATGTCTGTGTTAGCATCTGCAGTGATAGTGCTTGATAGTGTAACCTGTGTTACTTCTATATTTGCTCCACTGATGTTAGCAGAAATTTTAGTCGCTACACCTGTGATGGTAGTAATAGGTAATCCCGGTCCACTAATAGACATACCTGTAGTTAAATCACTACCGTTTAGTACATAAACACTATTAGTATTAACTGTGGTGTTGGCAACTACCAACGGAATATTAACTGTTTCTACAGATGGCATTGATGTACTTGGTTGGTAGTAACCCAAGATACGATCATTAGCATTGGTAAATTTATCAGCTGAATAAAGTGTATAATCACTAGCTAAGAACGTAGGACCAGAAATCATGTCTTCGTTAACAATATAAGAACGTCTAATAGCAATACCATCTACGTGTAGATATGTAATAATATCGCCTGCATAATATTGGGTGTTAGGACGCCATGGTTGGATTTGACTGTTATAGGTAATTCTATCAAATTTTAACGTAGTATTGATACTTCTAACTTGATTATTTTTCAATACAGCGTATGCTACCGCAGGAATTACACATGATCCAACAATAACAACCTTAGGTGTACGAACAAAGCCGCTACCTGGGTTAGTTACTTTAATCTCTACTACAGCACCAGTGTTGCCATCTAAAATTGCTGTAGCGGTTGCTGTAGTTGGTGTACCATCCGCATTATAGATAGTCACCACAGGTGGAATAGTATATCCGTATCCTGTGTTATCTACTACAATTGCACTAATCTGTAGAGTTTTATGACCATACCATTGGTTGTAAGGGAATGTTTGCCATAGAGCTAGATCACTGTCAGCAAAGCCATCTTCACCACTTGGACTACGGAACATCTTAATAGTTGTATCGTAGTATGAAGGCAGATCAAAGTCGGTAACTGTGCCTGCAAAGGTATCACTACCAGTATAGTCAATTAGGTATTCACGTACTTTTGTACGATATGGTTTAACTTCATCAATATAGCTTTGATAGTACGTTTGGTTATCTTGTACATAACTAGGGAATTGACTTAGTGTACGTAATTGATGTTTAACGCTAATGAAACTTGATTTAAAGATCCAGTCTACATATTTTTGTTCAGTGAACAAGTAGTTAATCATTACAAAGAATAAATCATTAAATTTACCCTGTAGAGTATTAACAAAAATATCATCACGTAATGCGGCAATAATAGAACGCATTTCAATATTTGGGTTTTGATCGTATCTGTTAGTATCAAACTCTTGATTGTCAAAGCCTAATGCATTATCAACGTAGTTGCCCAATGATGATTTAAGTTGTATAGTACCGTTTTGTATACCTACTACAGTAAATGTACTATCACCGTTGACTATCACTAGTTGCCATGTACCGTCACCAGATGCGTTATTAATCTTAATTAGGTCACCTGCAATCGCACCTAGTTTTAGTGCATCAACTGTGGTTTCTACAGCAAATGTAGGTTTAGTTGTTGCATCATAGCCACTAGCGTACCAATCCATGTACTCCCAATATAAATTAGTTTTGTATGCTTGTACGCGGTAGATTTCCCAAGTTTTTAATTCTGTTAGTTGATAGATAACCCATAGGTCATCTTGTGTGGTATCATCTAAAACTAGAACTTTGTAACCTGTTGATAGGCTACCTGTGTCTAGGTATGCTAGGTCACCATCAACGTCAACTGTTTGTCCAATAGGAACATAAGCATTTAATTCGTAATCATAAATGCCTTCGGTGATGTTTGGCACTGGTTCTGCTGACTGCATCTGTGCTAGATCAAATTCCTTAGCAATAGGATTTTCAGCAAACACACCATTAACAAATGTTACTAATTCTGTCACCGCTGTTAGACGATCAACAAACATACTTTGTCTTGGACGAATGTCAATACCATAACGATCTGCTACACCTAGTGTTGGATCAGGAACAACTCCTCCGTTGGTATCTAGACCAGATAAGCTGTCTACTAATTTATTAATAATCTTAGTAGGTAAACGTCCATTGTTGTTACCTTTCTGTACTAGTTCATATTCACTGTGAATTAGATTAGTGTTAATCAACAGATCATAGTCAACATGTAGGATAGTATTAGTACTTGACAAGTAATCGCCAACGTTGTATAATGATATCGCATCACTTTGGATCACAGCCGCATAGGCAATGCCTTGACCTTTCGGATTCTCGATGTAGTTAGCAATACTTTGAATTGGTAGTAAACGAGTTTTATCAGTTGCATCAACTGTGGTCTTGTTTGCGACCCAGAAGTAGTACTTGTTACCAATAATATTAGTTGTTGGATCTACATTAATAATTTCTACGTATGCGCTGTTATCAGCATATTTAGGTACACCGTCACCTCCGGATTTAACCCATTGGCTAGGTAGTACTGGACTTTCTACCCATTCTAATACTTCAATAACACTTCCTGGGAATAGTTGACCCCAGTTAATGCTACGGTATGTTAAGGTATCTTGTTCGTAGTCGATGTAACGCACTTGACTCAGATTCCACCAAACTTTACCTACTTGATCTGGTCCCCAGTAAAGGTTAGAGTTGATGTCGGCATTAGCATTAGAACCATTGTTGTAGATAGCAGGATCATATTCTGTTTTGTATGTTATTTCTTGTTCTGCTTGTCCTAAAATGCGACCTTTAGCCGGATCAATGTATTGTAAACTATCTAATATAGTATTAGTTTGATTACTGTACATATAGATTCTAGCCACAGATTCAATATCAACTTTAGGTTGTTGGTAACGAATCAGGTTCCAACCACGTGTTAGTGTTGGATTGTTGAATACATACACCGCACCAGAGTTAGGAGCTACAGTACTATCACCCGGAGCTGATATAATAATATAAGGACCTTCGATATCTAGGCTGTAGCCAAATTGTGCACCAGATGCTAGCAATTGATTACCGTTTGAATCATACGGATCTAGTTGTTGGCAGAATGCATAACGACCTGGATGCTCTACAGCGTTACGTGGATCATCGTATAGTTCGTAGATGTATACGCTACCACTACCTACTACGCTGTCAAGCAATCTAGTTGTTGCAACATCGTATGTAGTTTTATCGCTGTCAAAAGTTGTAAATGCTTTAGTAGTTCCTTGACCACTGCCAATTACCAACATATAAGCATTAGAAGCTAGTTTAACCTTGCTACCAAAATGTTCGCCGGCCATGTGATACGGATTAGTAATGATCTGCATGTAGGCAAAGATTCTTAAGTCGGCTGCAACATACACACCGGCACTACCACCACTAACAATACCTGATAAGATACGTAGTTGGTCTTTGGCAACGGTAACGTCTGAATTTAATCTTAAGTAACCATTTTGGTTCGTTGCACTAACACCCAAGATGCCTGCGCTGTTGATATTTGTAACAACATCATCTATAGATGCTACCATTGAACTTGGCGTATTAACGTTAGCAATGGTAATTTCAAAGTTATTTAGGCGGATACTATCGCCTACTGTAAATGTAGGATATTGTTTATAACCTGTGTTTGTTCCATATAATCTACCGCGATTGTGGAATTTCCACACAGCACCTGTGTTATATTCTGTACCTGCATCGTATCCCGGAGCACCTACATAAATCGCACAGTTGTTTGAACAAATTGTTAAACTTGTACCAAATGCAGCGTTACTTTGTATAGAGTCAGTACCGCCAGTTAGGCTGTTAACACCAATTAACTGTTCTAGTTTGTTAAATTGATTAACTTCAATAAAGATCAAACGACCCAATGGTGGTGGAGTGATGAAACGTACTGTTTGGTTATCAGGTAAGATGAAATAGTTAGTAACTTCAACGCTGTCAACTAAAACTTTATATACGCTGGCAATCTTGTTTTTAGTAACATAATCGGTGCTACCTGTACTATTGAACGCTTCAATAACACGGTCATATACCTGTACACTACCTGCGCCATTTAATCCTAAAATTGTATCGTTAGGTGCACCTACGGCCAATTGTGCGCCATCAAAACTAGAGCTAACCGCATATCCAAATTTGCTACCAGCATTACCAGTTACGCTTGTTAGTCTTGTGTAATATGGTTGTTGAACAATAGTAATATCGTTTTGTGCTACATTGGCCGCAAAGGTCACAACATTGCCGGACAATGAATAATCAATTGTAGGAATGTATGTACGTTGCGCTGTTTTAATCAATAGCGAGTTTGCATCATTAGCAACGTATGGTGTAAATGATAAGTTAATGGTATTAGTTACAGCTTGGCTGTATATAATATTTGCATAGAACCCTGTATCTATACCATTGAGGTAAATGTTAGCTGAACCTACTTTGGTTGGAATAACAGCCTGTACGCTACCATCGATTGCAATTACCCCAGTGGTATCAAATCTCGGAGTAGTATTGCTGATATATTCGCCATAGACTACGTTGTTACCAACCGCTGTTTGGTAAACATTAATATTTGCACCTGATGTTGCCTGTGTGATATAACTACCTGTGTTAGCAGAAATATTACCGGTCAATGTTAGTATTACAAATTGGCCATTGGTTAAAATATTAGTTGTTGTATTAACTTGAACATTACTGCTAGAAGCTGATGCATTTGTCACAAGAGCTGTGGCGCCTGTAATTGGCTGTGTAATAATGTCACCAACGTTGGCTTTAGTCAGTGCTCCAGTAAGTTTAATAATGTTTTTATTATTAATGCTGATTGTCTGTTGTTGATACGGTACATATCTGTTTAGGCCATAAACGTATACTCGATCATTGGTTGGTGCACCTACGTATAACCATTCACCTGTTTGATTAAATGCTAGGNTAGAACCAAACGCATCAGCTGTATTACCTACAATAATCTGTTGAGTACTGAATACTGTTGAGGTAATAGCTTTAGTGCTGATGTAGACGAAACCATTGCCATAGTTACTTGTTGGTGCACCTGTTGCTAGAATATCATTTTCATTAGCGTCTGTAACGATGTCGATGGTTGAACCAAAACTTGATGTGTTTGCGCCATCTGGAGCAACATTACTTGCTTCAGCAAAATCACCTTCGTGTCCACGTAAGAATACATTAACAATACCAATATTGTTTGTGTATGGTGCGCCGACTACGCTTACTAGACCATCTGCTGTCATTCTGACAGATGTACCAAATCCATTAGTTGACGAATACTCAGATGTATTCTTTAACAATGACTGTGAGGTATTCCATGGATGTGTCTTTTCGTAGACTTTCCATGTGCCGCTTGGTTGTGGACTAAACGGTTGACCCTGCACCGCTGTGGTTGCAGCATCATCGTCGATCCAAATCTTGTCGCCTACTTTCCAACCGTTAGGTGGATTAGTTAAACCATAGATGCGACTGTCTTCCATATACTGGAAGCGCATACTATCTAAACGGAACACTAGACCAAAGGTAGTTAAGTTAGTAAAACCAGCCAGTTGAGCTAGGTCGCCGTTGAATTTAACTGTAACTGTATGTAGGTCTGTTACTTTATATACTTCGTAGAAACCATCAAATTTCGTGTCAACGTCTTTGGCTAAGAATACACTACCTTCAACAAAATTATGAGGTAATCGTGTGGTAAATGTAATGTATCCACTTAGTGCATTGCCTACTGTGGTAATATGATTGTCTGTTTCTGTGATACGATATACGTTCCAGTTTTGTGTAAAGTCTTTAGCACACCAGATACGATATCCACTGCCCATTTTGCTAATCTTATTATCTAGATCAACATAGTTAGCAAGATCAAATATAGTAACATCAACGTCATTAAGATTTACATAACCTGCTGTAGGAATATCACTAGCATAATCACTAGCTGATGTTCTGTTTAGCGCAATGTTACCTGTGAAGTTATCAGATGATTTATATAACTGATCTTTATTGAATACAGTAACACCATCGCCCAGGTTATTATCAGCTTGTCCAACAAACTGAGCAATCTGTGGGTTAACAGAATAGGCACGTTCGTCTAACGGAATTTCTACAAATGGATTACTATCTAGGGCACCGTATGCGCCAATACGTATTGCATATTCTTCGTAGAAATTAATCTCACTGGTCAAGTTATTAAACACAGCCTTAAGCATTTGGTTAACAGCATTAGCTGAACCTTTTTGTTTGATAAAGCCTTTGTAGAATTCAATTTGTGTTGTTTCTGTTAGGCCAAGATCACTTAGGTATTGACGTGGACGGAATCCAATCAATCCATGACTGTAGTCAATTTGTTTCTTATTGTCAATACTTGGATATGAATCATAGTATGACTTACCTTCTGCACCAAGAGTACTGAAGTTTGGCAATAGACCTGTTTGAATCTGTGACTTATTAATCTGTTTCCATTTGGTAAAGTCAAACGTTGCTGTAGCCGCAACATCTTGTAGTGCGGTATAGTATTGATTTTTATACTGTACAAGATCGCCTTGTAGATAATCTACTCCCTGTTCCCAGTCACTTACTTTACCATCGTTGTAGATAAAGCCCGGCGCTGATAAACTACCATCCCAGCTTGCTGTTTTTTGACCAATAAGTTTTAGTCGATATTGTCTATTACCTAGTTCTGGTTTGTAGATAATATCATTGAATACTGTGGTGTTATCGAATAACAATACATGTTCATATTGTACTAGGTCTACTTCAACGTAGGCAATAGCATCCTGTGTGGTTAGGCTAAGTTTAAATGAATTTGGGCTACGCATAACCACATATTCATTTTTCTTAACCATGTTAAAGTTTTGGTCTAACACTTTACTACCGTATTGGCTATCGCTGATACCATCAGTAATAGCATTAAAACTAATAGCACTGATACTGTTAGCCACAGGACTTAATACAATAATGCTACCTGCTTTCCATCCTTGTTGCGCCCAATACATAAACTCTTTAGCACTTAATGTCCAGTTGCGTGTTGCACCTAGATCACCATCTGTGTCGTTGAATGTAAAGCCCTGTCCAATTAGGAAACGTTCGTAACTGATTAAGAAATCGACTAGTTGTTGTTGGCTAGTAAATTCATAACCATATGGTACTGTGATTTTAATTTTTTGATAATCTTTAAACACAGTTGTGGTACTGTTTAATACAGTAATTTTCTGTGCATGACTATTGATTTCACTAGGAATAATAGTAAAATATGGATTATTTAAATCATAACCGCGTACACTAAATCCGTTGGTTGTCTTTTCTACAATCACAGCACTATAAACCAAGGTCTGTGTTGGTGTAGATTTGTTTAGGTGTACCTTGTAGTTTTCGTTAGGTATTACAATAGTATCGTTGGTACTTGCTGGACTGTTTTGTTCAGCTAATACGCTTAGATATGTTTGATCTGTAAAGCCTGCTGCCTTGTATGATAAGTTTACTTGATAGTCCTTGATCATGCCATTTAGTTTAACGCTAGGATTTACACCTTGGTTAATTAAATAGTCAGCTATCCAATTTAGATAACCAGCGCCACGGTATACTGTACCTGTGCTAATATCACCATTGAAATTAATATCAGCTTGACGTACATGATGATTAGTCATGATGTTTAAGAACTGTGTGGTACCTTGTAGGTTTGCGTTATTGGCCGCATTATCAAATAACGGATTTGTTTCGCTTGAAATATTATATGTATCAAGCAATTGACCAAAGAATTCAGCAGGTTTAGCCATGGCCAATGCCTGTTGAACAGCGTATGGGAAATCGCTACTTGAGCGCCATGCAAATTCTACAGGACCATATTGGCCAACTGACCATGCACTAGCGGCTCTGTCTGCATGATAACTTGATGCTAAAATTGCTGCCGGACTTAATAAGAAACCATTGTCATCAACAGGAATCAATGTTGATAATCCTGGACGAGTAAAGTGTGTATCTATAGACGGAATCCAATTACCGTTTTCATCTAAACCATTGCTTCTGATACCTTGACGAATACGACCTGCTTCTAAGTCATCCCATAGAAGTTTGTTACCGCCGGTATATGGTGCTGGACCATAATAGCTTTCCCACCAGTCTGGCATTGTGGCAAAACCTAACATTTCCCACGGAGTTAGGTGTGGTGTAAATGTGTCATAGAAATATTGATAACATGCTCTCCAGCTTCCTGGTAAGCGGGCGCCATCAACTCTATCAGTAAAGCTACTGTAGTTCCATGTAAATGGATCATCACTATTGAATGTGTTATTAACGCTATAGTCTAGCTTATTATTACCAATCCAGTTTAAGAAGTTCTTAGAAACTAGTTGGCTACTTTCAGTCAATGTATAATCGCTCTTACGGAACTTGCCCGGAATAACTGAATAGATGTTTTGGTATGTACCTGTATCTGGTAACTTGATATTATTAAACATACGCAATTCTAATTCATATAAGAACGCATCTCTATAATCACCAAATGCTGGAGTAACACTACCGTCATGTCCTCTAATCACTGTGATAGGATCTCTATAGGAATTATCTACAAATACCACAGGAATGTATGTAGGCCATAGTCCTAGTTTAGTTGGAGTTTCTGGAATATAGCAACCGTCTGTGTTGGCATATTCGTAGATAACGAGTTCATCACCAACATTAAGCGTGGCTGAAATAGTCACCGCCGGACGGTCTGTTCTAAATGTGTAATCTACATATCTTGCCAATTGACTACCGTTTAAGTAGATCAATACAGCTTGATTACTCAATGCTTGGTCGTTGAATACGTTTGTTAATTCATAGTCTGTAACCAATGGATCATATACAGTATAGTTGATTGTATTTTTTAATGTACCGTATGGAACCATATCACTATAGTACCATGGGAATGTTTTATTTTTAGCTAGGTTAATCGTTTTTAAAATTAAGTCAATACTAGCAGCAGGATCCTCTGGATTAATGCCAGAAAGGCTTACACTTAGATCTAGGAATTTATTTTTAAATCTGCTATATTCACGTTGGGCTAGACGTAGTGAATCTACAAAGTTAGCCTGATCATCTAACAGGAATAGTTCAGCGTATGGAATAGGTGCTGAGTGTTGTAAGATTGTACCGCCTTGTTGTTTAATGTCAACATCACGTAGGTTACAATCACCTAAAATGTTACCAACCACTGTGGTACTGTTTTGACCTAGAGCCACTAAGTGGTTACGCATTTGACCTAAGGTCAGTGTGTTAATGTCAATGTTTTGTGCATTTAGATCTAGGTTACTTGGAATTTCATAATAACCTAATTTACTAACTTCATCACTGTAGACTAAGATATCAATTTGATCGCCCACTGTTGGGTTTAAAATTGTTCTGATGTCAATTACATCGCCTTTAGCGGGAGCGGTGGTAAATGTAATAACAGATCCATTTACTCCGTACAGGCCAGCAGCCTTGCGTGTAGTGCCGTTAATAATCATCACAACACCAAGGGTGGTGCTAGACGATGCTAATAAGAATGTAGTTGTTGTACCATCACCAACGAATACTTCGCTGGCTGTTAAACGAATTTGATTATTAATCAACACCCATTGGCTAGCAGAAAGGTATGTGTAATTTTTAAATACCTTTAGGTATGGGATACTAACAGCTTCATTGGGTGTTACATCAATTGGAAATACGTTACTTACACCATTATACACATATCCAATTAATTGGTATTGTTTACTAGGTTCTGTAACAGTAGTCCATGTATTTTTATACTTGATTGTATCTCTACTCTTGGTGATCTTTAAGTAGCCCATTGATACATTTTCTGTAACTACCTGTTGATTAACTACGAAGTTGAATGTATCTGTGTTAAAATAATTACCAAACTCAATGTCACCTTGTGTGCCAAAGTTTCTGTAGCTCAATGGGAATCCAAGTACGCTGTCGTTTACACCTGCGCTGTTGATCAAGTAGCCAAATATCTTAGTACCTGCAAATGTAGTTTTGTAGTAGTCAGTTAAACTCTTACCATTGCCGTCAAATACATCAAATAACGGTTCTTGTTGTACCGCAGATTTAAGTTGACTTTCTAGCCATTGTGTGCCATCATACCACCATTGGCTACCTTTATATGTACCTTGTGTTACAATAACTGTATCATCAGTTACAGCATCACCATCATCTGCTTTAGTTAGTTTAATGTGTAGGTCACCAATTGGCTCACCTGACACTGGGTCGTATTGATATTGTACTAGATTAATTGTATAGATTTTGTTACGCACCAACGGATCTATATCGTTGGCAAACAATACTCGTAGTCCATCAGTTAACTCAATACCAAATGCTCTGGTTAGAGTTTGGCCTTCTAGTTCAGTGAACGCATCTAACGTAGCAACATCTAAGATGTCAATAGGGGCCTTAGCAATACTTCCGCTATTGATTAGTTTAATGTCTGCATCAAATTGAACAATTGGGCGTTGGCCGCGTAATTTTTGATCTAGTACGATAGGTACACCATTGTATTTGGCCGTCGCTGTGATAACATCTTTATGGAACCAGCGATTGTTACGTGCCCACCCATTTTGATCCAGACTACTACGATTGATAGTAATATATTCTGGGAATATCTGTCCAGGATAGTTAAGTGTGTTGTAGTCGTGATATACTTCTGGTATTACTAGATTATCCACACTAACAAGTCTAATACCGTTGCTTGACGATCCTACACCCTCAACATAATATTGTTTATTTTGATAGCTAGCAGGAATTACGTCTTGGCCAAATTGTACTTTTAATCCTGTGGTAAATTCTACACCGTTAGGACTAGTATAATATTGACGACCAATAATATCGTTTTCTACATCAATGTTCCATCCGCTATACTCTACTAGTTTAATATCTTGATAGATAACCGAAGAAACTCCGTCTTGGATCCATAGAGTATCCAATGATGTAGTAATTAAAGGAACTTGATGTAGGAAACCATCATAGTCTTTGTAATACTCTTTATTAGCATTAGTTACGCCGTATCTGATATAGACCTTTTGATTTAACCCAATGTCTTGCGCAAATACCAATCTAACAACAGGTTCGCCGATGCCAATATCAATGTATTGTACACGCCACACACCATAACGATTTGCTTCCGGTACAACCACACCTGCATCGTATCCTGGTAGGTCAACGCCCTGTACTACTGATGTAGGACGTGATGTAAATGACACTCCGTTTAGTGCAAGGTTGGTACTGAATACATTAAAAGTATTTTGATCAGCATAGGTACCAATAATTGTTTTTTGATTTGCCACAGCTTGGAACGCTGTGATAGTTGCTGTTGTGACAATAGGACTATTAACTGTCAATGGTTTAGATAGCGTAGGTGTGCCATTGATAGCAATTGTGCTACCATATTGGTTAAATTCATTTACGCTGTTATATACACCGTTTACTGTGTTACTGTTTACAATAGCTGATGTAACAATAACGTTAGCACCAGATGATGTTTGTGTAATAATATCACCAACGTTTGCTGATATAGGTGTAGTTAAACTAAATGTTACTGTAGAAGTAGTTTGTGATAGTTCGTCACCTGCATTAAGAGTAATGCTGGTACCTAATACTACGTTAGCCATAGTGGCACTATAAATTGCTGGTGTTGTCCAAGCCGCTTCACCAAGGTTAGCTAACGCCTCTTCTTGGTCAATAAACACAAAGGTTTTGCCATCTAATTGGCCAGTAATGCCAGCATATTGTGGAAAATTGCTTAGGAAATCACTGACTGTGTGATTTTGTAAATTTTCGTATGCTAGTGGTGCAGCGTAGGCAACATTGGCCACTGTTGGCATACTAATAAATCTATCCTGTGCTTCTGCTGACGGTACGTTAAATGTAACTGTACCAACGTCAATACCGTTATTAACTACACCAAGAACATCTCTTGAGCTGATAGTTGGTGTTGCGGCTAACACACCTTCTGTACCTAGTTCGCTTTGAATCCAAAACGGAACACCTGGTTGGTTAACCACAAATGAATAACTGCCACCGCGTGCTAGAATAATTGAATTATCTATAACGCCATTGTTTTTAAATATGTAGGTACCTGTAGCAACATCACGAGTAACTGAATATGTAGTTTGTAATTCGACCCCTGAGGTGTCTACTTCAACTGGGTCAGGACCGTCTGGTAGCCAATAGTATTGACTAAAGTTAACAAATTTGTCGTACGAAATTAACGGGTCAAAGCTGTAGTAATCGCTGGTAAACAAACGGCTTTGGTTGTTGACATAACCACCATAGTATTTTAGTTTGTTTAAGAAATCAATATAGCTAGCAAAAAATGTAACATCACCTTGTTTGTTTTTAATAACAACACTAGGTTCAAGTTGATAATTTTGTCTATCTGCTGTGTGTTCAGTTACATAACTATCACCACTCTTATACGTTGGCGCAAACTTGCGACCAATATATCCATATAAGTTAGTTAAGTTTGGTTCTGAAACCAATTGATCCATTGTAGCCGATAAGAATTTACTATTCGTATCGGTTTGGAATATGATTGGTAATAAATTTAGTGTACGTCTAGCAGCCATTATAGTCCTATCTCAGCAGTCATTATAGTATTTAAGCCAATACAGATTGGTTGATTTGCGCCGCGGTAATTGCAGAAATAATCTCTACATTCTCCACTGTTGCCGCACTTGTTATAATTTCATTGAAGTTAGCGTTGATCTGCATCAGGCTACCAAACACACTAGACTGACTAGCAGGAACAATCAATATGCTAGAAATATTAGGTGCTAGTACTGTGTGTAGGTACGCAGCCAACTCACTGAAATAGAAGCTTTCGCCAAAGTCCCAGTTAGCCACATTAAAGTAATTATTAATAGCGGCAATCACTGATGTTTGGATATCATAGTCACTAACAACCACGTTAGGATTTTTAATAACCTTAAATGTAGCACGTAGCGCAGGATCTGCTTTAGCACCAAAAATAGGTTTAAACACCGCAGGGTTATAAATTAGTGTATCCGAGATACTCTTGTAATTTTCTAATGCGCTGTAACTACTACCTAACTCTTCGCTAGTTGGTGCTACTGGTTCCGTTACTGTGCCTGTTGTATCTTGTACCCATGCAAAGTAATCTGTGTTATACTGTTGGGTAAGAATATACAAGTCAATGATATTATTTGGACTTGGGTCAATACGACGATAGTTAGGACTGTTATGACGATATTGGAAGTATAGATCTTGACGACCAACTTTTGCTGTATATCCAGTTGCTAGTGCTAGTGTGTATGTGTGGCCACTTACTGATAGTTTGTAAAAACTATTTTCGCCTGTGATGTAAAATAATTGTCCATCTTGATAAAGTGTTTTAGCAATATCAACCTGTTGGAATGTTGCGTATGATGAAACTATAGAAGCATTATCAACTGGAGTTTGAATTGCAAAGTTGTCATAACCTGTTGTAGTCTGGAAGTAGACATATTTGCCGTTTGGATTAACTGTTGGATTAACTATTAACTCAAACAACTCTGGGTTATCAGCAACACCGTCACTATTAACATCAGAGAATGTAATTAAAATTCTATTTGGATTTTCATATCCGTCAACATCAGTGATGCTCTTATGAATATACCATGTGTAGTCTAGTGCCAATGGGTTAGCACTATCTGGAGTTGAGTTTACTTTTAATACTTTGATTTGATCATGTACAGTAAGTCCTGTGTTAGGATCAAAAATCTTAACATTACGATCAAAGTAGAAGTTAGTTTCTTTTACACTTTCAAATACGTAGTTTAAACCACGATAGTGTACTGAGTAGGTTTGTCCTACAGTTTGGAAACGAATTAACCAACTGCTATCTAAACTATTACCGCTAGTGTCACCTGTGTGTACTAGACTAAAATTGCTAGCACTATCAATATCTTGAGGAGCAATAATTTCCCAGCTGGTTGTGTTAATGTCGTAACGTAGACCAAAGTTTTCGTATGCTTGAATATAGTTAACCATTGCGGTAACTAACGATGATGAAAACTTAATGTTAAACACAGCAAACACTTTGTCAGCAATAGCACCCTGTGGAACTATTTGATTTAATATGATAGGACCTGTGTTATTAGCAAGGTTACCTGCACCGCCATTTGATCCATCACCTACTACCTGCTCAACAGCGGCATAGATATAATACTTGTCGCCTGATTGACTTGGTGTACCTACTTGTATTGTGTTACGTGAATCAAAATAGTTACCAGGACCTGCTGAGAATCTAATAATAGCACCTTGCACTATATATTGGTTGGTACTGCTCACAGCCGCACCCACTTGTAATACTAATCCAGCATTGTCATAGAAGTAACCAGTTGATGTACTTGCACCTGTTGTTGATTGATTCCAGTATGAATTATATATTTGAATCAATGGATATTCTGCATAGAAGAACTGTGTAGTTTCTGCTGCACTAGCCAACGGTGCTACGTCATTATAGATAACTTTGTAGATATCATTGGTGTTGGTGTATGAGAACGAAAATGTTTTTTCAAATGGGTCACGGTATAATAGGCCGTCTTGACCAAAGATATTTGTACTAGAATATTTGCCTGTAGCATCAATAATATCTAGGTAACGACTAACACCCGAACTAGTACGGTTAACCGCTTTAGTTTTAACGATGTCACTGAACAATGTATAAGGTAAGATATTGTAGTCTTCACCTGTTACCATACGATTTTGTGTATAGTATTGTTGTGGTGCTTTTTGGCGGATATCTTCAATGGTCTCACGTGCAACCGCATTAGTTACTGTATAGTGTAGACTAGAACGAATAGTAATTGTTTCTACACGTTTGGCACTACTGATATAGTTAATGCTAATAATCTGTCCTTGCATTTCGTCTGGTGTAATTTTGTAGCTACGACCATTGCTTACACGATAGTAAATTCTGTAATTGCCCTGTGGTACGTTAGCAAATGAACCATCACCAAACACTAGATCAATTTGATCGTTAGCACGGCTGTTTACTTGATAGATGTTTCTGTTTGAACTTTGATTGTAGATAACGTTAGTAATACCCACGCTAGGTACCTGTTGCCATAGTGTGCTAGGTTGGCCATTATTGTCTAGGCTGTATAACCAGATGTCTGTATTGTTAATGTTATTAACGTTGATGCTGTACACACGATTAGGTAAACTTTCATTAAATGAAACATCAATGCTTGATAAATTACCTTGTTTAAAGTACAAGAAGAAACCGCTGTTAGGGCTACTATAGCCTAGGTTATCACTCTTATTAAGAATGTTAAATGGTAGGTTAGGACGAGGTGCAACTTCATAAATGTAATTTTGTCCTGCTGATGTAGGACTAATCATTTCAAATGATGTTTGCGAACCTTCAATACTAGCATCAAACTTGTATGTTGGCAATACGCTAGGTACTAAGTTGATCTGATATTCGTCGTTGGTAATACCGTTGATAACTTGACTGTTACTTGGTTTACCAATAGTTTGGTTATTGATCAAACTAGCATTTAGTACCAAGGTAAACTGTTCTAACCAGTTGTTATTGCCTGCGTCGGCCCAATTAATTACTAGACCGCTTAGGTTAATACCATTGCTGTCGTAGATGTTTTCTGTGGTGCTTACGCTGTTGAATTTTAAGAAACCACTTGCAGGAATGTTACGTTTAGGATTGTAACTGATTAAACGAGCTAGCTTAAGGATACTGTCACGACGTTGCGCTGTATCAATAAAGTTTTCACGTGCATTTAGATCACTACGGAAAGCTAATGATTGTCCTAAGAATGCAATCATATCGATTAAAGCGATAAATTCACTTGATTCGATAAAGTCGTTGAAGTCCTCTGGGTAGTATAGTCTTAGGTAACTGACCATACTAGCACGTAGAGTTTCAAAATCATAGCTTTGAAAGTCTGCGCTACGGAATGTTTGATATAGCTTTGTCCAGTCTTCTGAGACTAATAAACTAGTTTGTCTTGTAGTGGTTGCCATGCTTATTTCCTGTTATGCAGTATTTATCAGGAAATAATAAGTGGGTACTTAATTATGCTGTGGTCATTGTGCTGGTCTTACTATTAAATTGTAAATTTAGCATGCTAGATTCATCTGTTTGTAGATAACGTAATTGTAGTAGAATCTGTATACCTTGCTCAAACTCTGTAACTACAATATTATCAAAGCTAACGCGAGGATCATAGCCTGCAATAGCCTTAATGTCGTCTGTGATAACTGTTTTTAGATCTTCTGTGAACGGCTCATGTAATACGTTCCATATAATGGTGCCAAAACTAGGATTCATTAACTTTTCACCTTTACGGATGTAAAAATGATTAATGATGTCTTGTTTAATCAAGCCAAAGTCAGTTAAACGGAACTTCTTGTTTTTACCAACTGTGCTAAAACCTTTATATATAGTAGCCATAAAAATATTTATCCTTGCTGTGCTGACGCTACTTGTGGTGCTAGTACCGCTACAGCATATTTGCCTTTTTGGAAGTAGGTTTCGCCTGTAGTACCGTAGGCATCTGCGCCACTAGTACCATTGCGATAATTCTTAGCACCACCTGGTCCTAGCAAGTGACTAACAGCCAGCATACCTGCTACATCTTCTGGTGGTTGATCTTTGGTTACGGCACCAATTTTGCACATTGAATTGTAATTGCGTGTGGTATAAGCACACATAGCCTGTTCTTGTTCAGGACCGTTGCTTAGCCAATCTTGTAGACTGTTAATGCCATTTTTGCCAATCCAGTTATTGGGGTTGTTTAGTTGTGAGTTAGATCGACATGAGCTTTTTACATAGCCGCCGTCAATTAATGCAGGGTAACCAAACTGATATTTGCCCACAAAGCCAATACTGTTTACTGTGTCATATTTGCCACCTGATTCACTCTTGCCAATCTGCGCAAAGTACGCGGTCATTTGATCTTTAGTTAGTGGGCCAATCGTACAACATGCTGGTGGTTGTCCTTTTAAATCCACTGGACCTGCAGGGTTTTTAACTCCTCCTGTGGCTGTTTTGGTAGCATCTTTCGCACCAGTATAGGTACTAGGTTGTATACCATCGCTTTGTGCAGGTGCAAATGGCTGTGGTGCACCTCTATTAAATGGCTCATGCGTTGGTGCTACTGTAACAATTGATGATAGTGTAGCTGTTTGTTGATATAAGCCAGCCGCATCTTTGGCCACTTCTGTTAGGCTATTAACTTGTATATTTGGCGGATCATTAACTTCTTTACCCGCACCGCTGTTTTGACTAATTTGACTACCTGCTAGAATGATCTTACCTGCACTATTAACAGAAATTGCAGAACCCTGTAGATTTAAATCAGCTGATGATTTAATACCTATTACTCCTGTGGCGCTCAGAGTAAACTGTCCGGCGGATTTCATTACCATAGTGCTAGCATCAACTTGGAACCCTGCGCCTGCTCTTAGATGTAGTTGGCCGCCTGCATTGATGTTAATATTTTGATCTGCGTGTAGGTTGAGTGTTTGACCTGTACGAATATTAATATTATTTGTAGCAAACATACTAATAGAACCATCTGGCATTAGCTCTAACCATGACGTACCGTCAGCGTGGTTAATATAGATTGTATTTTCAGTATCGTGCATCATTATCTGATGCCCTTTGCCTGTACGGAAACGCATTAGCTGATCTACACCAACTAGGTTGCCATCATCCATGACAAAACTATGTCCACCCTGGCGTGTAGTATATGCATAGTCATCTTCAGTCAATGAACCAGTTGCTACTTTAGCTAGAAATGCTTCTGGATCATCAGCACCTTTATCCGGGAACGGACGTCCAGGTGTGCTAATACCAAAAACTGTACTAGGACTTTCGCGTTGGCTTGAACTAGTAATAGGTCCGCGGATAGTATCTCTATCTAGGCCCTGTGTGGTTAATATTCTATACTGTGGTTCGTGAATAGGTTTAGGGTTAGTATAGAATGCCGGCTTTTGGAATGTATCGGGATTGTATTCATTAAATTCTGTTACAGGTGCTACGGTGCCTGCTGGCGCATCACTATATAATGTATTAACATCTGCACTTGCACCACTTAAATCAACATTACCTGCGCTACCAATTGCAGGTAACATGTAACGGCTCAGGCTAGAATTAACACAGGCTATCCAATATCCACGTAAAGGATCACCTGCGATAAAAATACAAATAACTTCTACACCAATATCTGGTGGTACCATCCACATACCATAGGTATGTGCGGTATTGGTAAATTTATTATCAGTGTTAGGAGTTTTAGCACCACCACGTTTTACATTTGTTTCGCCCATAAAAGGACTAGCATAACTAACTGTGCGCCAATTTTGTGTGTCTGTTTCTACACCACCTAGATCAGGAATCCACACCTGTAGTCTACCACAACGAGTAGGATCTAAATTGTTTTTTACAATACCAATGTAAGGATGCGGATCTACGCGAGTTGCCGGAGCTTCTTCTCTACGTAGATTTTTCTGTACTTTGGTACCGACTCTGTGATCTATTGCCATATGTGTATTTAAATCCTAATTATGCTTGGTTAAAACTTCCGTTGATTAACGGTTTTGTCACATTACCTAATGCATCAATTGGTGATGTTGAACCATCTGCAGCTGTCATTAATACAGCATATCCGGCAGAACTATATGTGATAGTCTGCGACGGGTTAGATGGGTTAGTAACTGTCTGTCCTGCTAGGTCTAATTTTGGTGTAGGATAGGTTAATACCGTATCACTTGTAGGAGCAGGTGTTGTAGCCGCTGTGTTTGTTATAGCCTGTGCACCACCAATACTGTTAGTTTGATCAGCATAGGCACTTACTTGGAAGTTAGGTGCAATATTTTGATCACTGATAGATGCCGTTGGTGCAGAATCTACTACACTGGCCAAGTCAGTGCTTGTTGGTGTTGAGAAGTTTGGTGCTAGATCTGTAACTGGTGCATTGTTTGGTGCCGATGTATCTGCTAGTGCAGGCGATGTTACACTATAATTAGGAGCAACCTCACTGGTAGGTGTTATTGCAGCGGCTCCTGGCACAGCCGATCCTGTTGCTCGTTGATTGTTGGCCGAATTAGCACCGCTGAGATAGTCTAGTGTTGATTGTCTAGTTAATCTGTACATTTCTAAAGTTTGTTCAAACTTGCCACCAGAGAATACGCTTTCGACTACCTGAATCTTAAACATACCATTAAATAGGCTAGGCATACTCATCGAATCAAACTTCATCAATCCGGTATTTTCGTCAATATCAGACGGTGTTAGATATTTAAATTGACAGTAGACTTCTCTATTATCCATTTGCAAACTGCCATCCGCTATTAGTCTTGGATCGCTAGACGGTGGTGTTGGTGCTGTGCTATTAGGTGAGTAATAAAGTTCGTCTTGTTTGATAAAGTGTGGGTCACCAATAATCTTCATAGTAACATTGATCATGTCACCACCAATTGCAGAATAAATTGACTGTTCAGCATCAACCGAAGCAGCGGCTCTGGGAGTTATTTCACCACCAGTGGCACGTGCTCTTGCATCTAACACCTGTGGTTTAATTCTATTAGGTTGGATTGCATTTGCTGGATCAGGAATACCATCAACCGCCGCATCAACTTGTTGATCTTGAATGTTTGTTGGCACGCCTGATAGATTGGCAATACTGTTTTTATATGCAGTAACCGCATTAAAATAAAGGTTATTAAAATCAATATCAACACTTAAGATGTCTATGTTCTGCCCAGTATAATAATAGTTGTAGGCCTTAACTGGATCTTTCCAAACACCCTGTGGCATAGTAGGCAATTTGGTATTCCAAACTTCGTGAGTCACAACATTGTAGGTGTATGTTCTGGCCCATACCTTTCTTACCTGATCATATTTTGTATGATCAACTGTAATTGTCGGAATGATCTTAAACCACTTAAATGGTTCATTGGCAAATTTCTTTTTAGCATCAGCTAGCTGTGTGGGGTCAGTAAACTCTTCTGGCACTACTAGTTGATCTTGTACATAGCTACTATTTCTTATAACATAATTGATAATTTGGTCTATGCTAGTACCTGCATTAATAGAAAATATTTTAGTGTTATAGTTTAGTGCGTCTGTTTCTTTACCTGTATTACCTTGACGAATACTAATAGTATCGTTAACGTCGGCCATGGCCGCATCTTTAGGACTTAGCTTACCTGACAGATTAAAGTTTGCGCCTGCAATAGCTGGATCAAATATAAACTGATATGTGTCTTCGTATTGTTGTTTATTATTCTTAGCTAGTTCTTTTTGCCAAGCGTTAATTGCTGTGCCGTACGATTTAACTCTATACACAGGATCAGCCGACGCTGTTTGATTAGTAGTAACTAATGAAGTGTTCACTTGATTAGTAGTATTAATCTGCGTTTGAACTCCTGAGCCTAATAGGCTAGAACCAATTAATTGTTGCTGTTGAACAATTTGGTTAGCTGATGCTATATTTTGATTGTTCTGTGCTACAGCCGCTTCACGTTGAGCCATGCTGTTAATCAATGATAGTTCTGCTTCGTTGCTTTTAAAGAAGCCGTCAACTGTACCTGCTAGCACCTCAAAGTGCGCAGGTGTTGTCATAACTGATTGTTCTAATGCGCTGTGTCCGTAAGGTGTTGCAATAAATGAATATTCTGCACCTTTGTTGGTAATTTTAATATCAAACTTCTGTAGTCTGATAGGAATACGCTTGGTCTGCCCAGGAATAGCTCCCACAATCTCGCCTGCATCATTGCTGGCAAAGAAATCAATTTGTAACATGTAGGGTGCTTCGGCATAGTTTTCTATTTTAAGATCAGTACATAAGTGTACGATTCTATTAAACAGGGTTACACCAAATGGTTCAATAACACTAAACGCAATTTCTACAGCATTAGTGCCACGAGTTACTTCGTTCATACCTATGATTGTTTTTAAATTAAGGTTTTCAAAGTAAAAGTCTTCGTCAAAATATTTGGCACGTGCAAATGGGCCCGAACTAGTTGATACTCCGCCTGTGATAGATTCTACACCGGCATATCTACCAGCACTGGCAATAATTACTCTATTAGATGTATATTTTTGTGTAGACACAACATCGTTATATTCTTCTGGTGTCATTAAGGCTAAACTTAATCCATATGTATAGCTAGGATAGCTATGCAAAGGATTCATTATAGGACCTTTGCCTGCGGCATCTGGTGTAGTAGAGTTAGGAGCACCACCGCTAACATTTGTGGTACTTCCTGTTTGGGTGGTAGTTACTGGTTCACCTGCGGCCGATACCTCAGATGTTGTAGTAGTTGTTGGAGTATCACCCGCGGCTGCAACTTCAGAATATCCGCCGCCTGTGTAATAATCCGAGTTAGGATCATATCCACCTGGCTGTACAGCATTGTAATTTGGTGCCGCAAGGTTAAACTGTTCTTGGGTAGACAGTTGATTGTTTGGATCTGTTGCGGCAGCTAGTGCGACAGCAGGATCTTGATTGGTTACACTTGCCTGCGCTGTGTCATATGTTGGAAAATCGACAGCCATTTATTATAACCCCAATGCGGCTGTGATGTTTTCTTTCTTTGGAATAAAAATAGTTGTACCTGGTAAGAAATCGAAAACTGGATCTTGAATAGTATTTGGGTTACGTACCGCAAACACCCACCATAATGCTGCATCACCATACAAGTCATAGGCTAGCAGATCTGGGCGATTTTTGTATATTGCATCGATCTTATATACAACATCACTTGCTACCATTGGGATTGATGGTATTTCTGCTACATCTAAAAAGAAACCATAGGTTTGTGTTTTAGAATAGGGACTAGTTGCTTTATACGATATAGCCATTATAGGAATCCTCCGGTACCAGTTGTTTTGTTTTGTAGCAATTGGCCTGCAGCAAATTTATTAAGATCAAAATTGTCATGTAGGTTTTTGCGACTGTACACTGGTTTTAATGTAATTGAAATAGAACTACTTGTAGGAACTCTGGTAGTTTTGGTTATACTTTGTACTGTGGCTGTTGGTTGTTGCACAGCTTTTGATGACGCTGAGCTTTGTAACAGGCTTGGTACATTTTGTTGTTCTGCGGCAGTAAGTTGTACACTACCAATATTTGGGTTACTAGGACTGACATTTTGTAAGGTAGTTGTAGTAATAGGCACTTCAATATAGTCTACGTCTGGTGATAAGGTATGTGTAAATCCACTTAGTACGCAAGGTACATGTGGGAAGTAGTGACTACCATAACCATCTAAGAATACAATCGGTGGTGGATTGCCCACGTTAGTGCCTGAACCAAAAAACATTTTAGATGCTGCACGGAAGAAATACACAGCGGCCATTAGATACTGTCCTTCTTGTACACTTTGTACTGTAAAATCGCCCGTGATAGTAATATCTTGTACTTCACTGTTTTTAAAGAACTGTAAATTGTAATTACTGTGCATCAACGATGTAGATTCATAGTTTGCAGAGTGTGTTACCGAAATACTCGGTGTATAAGGGAATATAACACCACTAGTAGCCACCAAAGGAGCCATCATTAAATTAGTGTTTGATGCATCTTTATAGAATATCTTAGCATTATCTGCTAGGCTAATACGTACACGCCAATCGCTATCTGCAGCTGCGCCCGCACCTTGCGTTCCATTTACTGATTGGAATGCTACACTTGGGCTTACAGCGGCAGCCGCGGCTGCACCTCCTGGATTTAATCCAGAAATAGCATTACGGGCATTAGTTGGATCACTTAGGCCAGCGGTAGTAGGATCGTATCCACCACCTGATGTTATTTCTTGTCCAGGAACATAACCACCTGCACCTAGATCATAATTTGGTCCTAGACTGTTAGGGTCAGTTACTGCGGCTGCTCCACCAATGCTGTTAGCTGCATCACCATAACTTGGATTATTCGGGTCGTACCCGCCACCAATACTACCTATTTGACCAGGAACATATCCGCCTGCAGTTGAAAAGTCTGGTGCAGGTGCTTCTGTGTACGGTGGAGTTACAGCTACAGCAACTTCGCCTGGCAATTGATTACCACCAACAGACACTGGTGTGAAGTCTGGACCCGTTGCAACGTATCCATCTGCGGTGTAATCTACTATAGTATCAGCCATTTTATCAAATACCTCTTGTATGTTGTATTTATAGGTTATATAATAGTAGTAGTTAAAAGGAAACCTAACCCAATGAGAAAGGTAAATTATCTAAATAATAAAGATATTTTAAAAGAAATACATAAGAGCAAACTTACATATTGTAGTTTTATTGACGATACTGTAAAAAGTTATGACATGATAGTATCTGGAGTATCAGGTATTACCAAAAAAGCTGTAACAGAAGCACGCAAACTTCGCGCCGAACGTCTAGCTAAAGAACAGCAAGAAGCAGAACTACTACTAGGCAACAAACGTAAACTAGACGAATTCTTAGTTCCATACTCAAAAATCCCCGTTACAGATGTAGTATTCCGTGTAATGACCTGGGACCATATACCAATTGATGATGTTAAACAAAAGAAAGCTGATGCTAAAGCCCAAGAAGAATGGGACGAAGACAACTTTGAAACTGAATACGATGAGCCAGTTGTGGTTAAAGGTGCTACTAAATATGTTAAGGTTAATTTTCCTCCATTTAAGCATTATCGAGTAACAGAAGAGAATGAACCTGTTGTAGTTGGTATTAGTCATTGGAAAGGCGGAGTTGAAGCTGGTAAGTTTTCAAAAGACCACGGACAGATGACTCCTAAACTAGCACACATGTTTATTAAACTATGTGAACGCTATGCTACCCGCTCTAACTGGCGCGGTTATACCTACAACGATGAGATGCGTAGCCAAGCATTACTACAACTTAGTCAAATTGGTCTACAGTTTGATGAAAGCAAATCACAAAACCCATTTGCCTATTACACGGCGGCTATTACAAATAGTTTTACTCGGGTTCTTAACATCGAAAAACGTAATCAAAACATTCGTGATGATATTTTAGAAATGAACAACTACAACCCTTCATACACTAGACAAGGTGAATGGGGTGGTGGTGGACACGGCGCAGACGAATAATCGGTAAACCTCGCGTAGACACACGGGGTTTATTTCACGTACACTAAACATATGGCTAACTTATTTAAAAAAGCGGCGGTTCTCACTGACATCCATTTTGGATTAAAGTCTAACAGCCAAACACATAACGATGACTGTCTTAATTTTATTAAGTGGTTTATCGAAACAGCTAAGGCAGAAGGGTGTGATACTTGTTTTATGCTAGGCGACTGGCATAACAACAGAGCGGCTATTAACATCGTTACCTTAAACTATAGCCTAACAGCTTTAGAGTTGTTAGGCAAAGCCTTTGATCGTGTTATCTTTATTCCAGGTAATCATGACCTGTATTATAGAGATAAACGTGACATCCAATCAGCTGAGTGGGCTAGACATATACCTAATATCGAAATCGTTAACGACTTCTATGAAGAAGGTGATGTTAGCATTGTGCCTTGGCTAGTTGGTGACGATCATAAGCGTATTCCTAAGATTAATGCCAAGTATATGTTTGGACATTTTGAGTTACCTAGTTTCTACATGAATGCCATGGTACAGATGCCAGATACAGGTGAAATACGTCGTGAAGACTTTGGTCATGTTGATCATGTATTCAGTGGTCACTTTCATAAACGTCAGACCAGCAAGAACATTACCTATATTGGTAATGCTTTCCCACATAACTATGCTGATGCAGGTGATGATGAGCGTGGCATGATGATACTTACCTGGGGTGAAGAACCGGTGTTTAAAGCATGGCCCAATCAACCTAAGTATCGTGTCTATAGTTTAAGTGATGTCTTACGTACCCCAGAAACATTACTATTGCCAAATATGCATTGTCGTGTTAATATTGATGTTGACATTACCTACGAAGAAGCCACATTTATTAAAGAAACGTTTGTTGGCACTTACAGCCTACGTGAGCTTACCTTAATTCCTGTTAAGAATATGGATATTGGACAAGATATTCAGTTAGGTAACATTCAATTTGAAAGCATTGACACTATTGTCACTAACCAATTGACAAATATTAACAGCGACCACTACGACCCTAACCTACTATTGGACATTTACAGACATCTATGAGTTTTTGCATAAAAAATCTTACAGTACGCAACTTTATGAGTGTAGGTAATGCTACACAGGCAGTAGAGTTTGATCGTCAAGACCTAACCTTAGTCTTAGGTGAAAACATTGACCTAGGCGGTGACGATAGCGGAGCACGCAATGGTACAGGTAAAACTACTATCATTAATGCACTATCATATGCCTTATACGGTACCGCACTTACTAATATTAAGAAAGATAACTTAATCAATAAAACTAATGCCAAAGGCATGTTGGTTACTATTGACTTCGAAGTCAATGGCGAAAGTTATCGAATCGAACGTGGACGTAAATCAAACGTACTTAAATTCTATGTTAGTGATATTGAGCAAGAGTCTAAAGACGATAACAGCCAAGGTGATAGCAGAGAAACGCAACAAGAGATCGAACGCCTGTTGGGCATGAGTCACGATATGTTTAAACATATTGTAGCATTAAACACTTATACAGAACCGTTCTTGAGTCTTAAGGCCAACGAACAACGCACTATTATCGAGCAGTTACTCGGTATTACTTTATTGAGTGAAAAAGCCGATCTGCTTAAAGAACAGGGTAAGGCTACCAAGGATGCAATTCAGCAAGAAGAGTTCAATATTAAGGCCATAACTGACGCAAATAAGCGTATAGAAGAGCAAATTGAGAGCCTAAAACGTCGACAAACCTTGTGGACTACCAAACACACAGAAGACGTAACAAAATTACAAACTGCCTTAGATAGCCTATTAGAAATTGATATCAATAGTGAAATTCAAGCACACAAAGACTTGACGGCATACAACCAAAAGCGCAAAGATATTGACGATATTAAAAAATTAATCACACGATGTGAACAAGATCATCTGCGTGAAGAAAAGACTATACAAAAATTAGAAAAAGAAATTGCAGATCTTAAGGATCACAAGTGTTATGCCTGCGGTAGTGACTTACATGACAGCAAGCACGAGGAAGTACTAAAGGCAAAACAAGAAGCACAAACAGAAGCTGCCTTGCAATACATGAGCACACAAACACAGTATGTACAGAATACAGAAACCTTAAAAGAACTAGGTGAGTTGGGCACCCAGCCAAAAGTATTCTACGATAAAGAAGAGGATGCTATCCATCATCGTAGTACTGTGGCTAGTTTACAAACACAGCTAGCAGGTAAAGTAGCTGAAACTGACCCCTATGATGAACAAATTGAAGAAATGAAAACCACAGCCCTGGCTGAAATTGACTACACAGTAATGAATGAGCTGATGCGTGTTAAAGAACACCAAGAGTTTTTATTAAAACTATTAACAAACAAAGATTCGTTTATTCGTAAACGTATCATTGATCAGAACTTAAGCTACTTAAACGCACGCCTAGGCTACTACTTAGATAAGATTGGCTTGCCGCATAGCGTTAAATTTTTAAACGATCTAAGTGTAGAAATACAGGAACTAGGACGTGAGTTAGACTTTTACAATCTTAGCCGCGGTGAGATGACCAGAGTAATATTAAGTCTAAGTTTTGCTTTTAGAGATGTATATGAATCATTATATCAACCAATTAACTTAGTATTCATTGACGAATTAATAGACAACGGGTTTGATTCTAGCGGTACTGAGAATGCTCTTGCTATACTTAAGAAAATGACTAGAGAAAGTAGTAAGTCAGTTTGGCTTATTAGCCATAAAGATGAATTAGCGGGACGAGTCGACAATGTAATGCGAGTAGTTAAGGAGAATGGATTCACGTCATATTCGACTGACGTAGATATTGCATAAATAGTAATGGGCGAACGGACTTGATCATCCTTCTGTGCCAGTAACACAGATAGCCCTTATTACTTTACTGGAGTATCTTATGAATACAATACCTTATCTATATAGATGGACCCACATTCCCACAGGAATGTGGTATGTTGGGTCCAAAACACAAAAAGGATGGAATCCTAACTGTCACGAAAAATATATTTGCTCAAGTCTTATCGTCAAGCCTCTTATTTTAGAAAATCGTAATGAGTGGTGTTATGAGATTTTAGCTATAGGAGAAGCCAAGTATATTAGAGAATTAGAAACAAAGTACTTAATATTATTAGATGCTAAAAATCATCAGATGAGCTATAATAGAAGCAATGCTTGTTTTGACGCAGGAAATCGACTCGGAAGTAAAGATTCAGAAGCGACTAAACAAAAGAAAAGTTTAGCAAGGCAAGGAGACAAAAACCCATCTTACGGAAAAAGAGGAGAATTATCTCCATTGTTCGGACATACTGATTCTATAGAAACTAGACAAAAGAAAAGTATTAAGTTAAAAGAATATAATAAAAATAGGCCGGCCAAACATAATAAAAATTTAAGCAAGGCTCTTAAAGGAAACCCAAACGTTGGTCTTAAGAAAGAAAAGAATCCATCGTGGGGTAGACCGGAGGTAGCTGATAGAATTAATAAACTACCTCCAAAAACATGCCCACATTGTGATAAAACGGTATCAATCGGAAATTATGCAAGGTGGCATGGTAGCAACTGTAAGAAAATAATCCGACCACCACTGTAGGTGGTTAAATAACAGACAACAAGGAGACATATAATGTCAATTCATGAAGATATCTTAGCAGCAGTAGCAACATACACAGAAGAAAGCGCAAAGTTTGAAGACAAAGGCGTTAAAGCAGCGGCAGCACGTGCTCGTGGTGCGTTAGGTGACTTAGCTAAATTAGCTAAAGCTCGTCGTGCAGAAATTCAAGACAAGAAAAATGCAATGGCTGCGAAATAAATAGATTTATGTCATATGATAACCCTTGGATCTATAATGGAACACTTTTTGATTCAGGGGATATCGGCGACTATTATGGCTTTATATATAGAATAACTAACACAACAAATGGCCACGATTACGTTGGTCGCAAATACTTCAAAACTATCAAAAAGAGACCACCTCTAAAAGGCAAGAAAAACAAACGTAGGGAAACTATAGAAACTGATTGGAAAGACTACTGGGGTTCATCTAGTAGATTATTAGCAGATATAGAACAATTAGGCAAGGACAAGTTCACTCGTGAGATTATACATCTGTGTAATAGCCGAGGCGAAACTAATTACTTGGAAGCCTATTATCAGTTTAAAGAAGAAGTACTGTTGAGAGAAGACAATTACAACGGTATTATACAGATTAAACTAGGTAAAAATTCCGTTAAAGACTTAAAGATTATAAAATAGCCGCACTTGGAACAAACATTGATAAATAATTGTATGAAACCTACAATTATTACAGAAGAAATAAGAAACAATTTTAAACCAACTTGGTTGTACATTAAACAGCACAACGCAACCAGTCTAAAATATTTTGGTAAAACAATTAGTAAAGATCCGTATTCGTACAAGGGTTCAGGTAATAGATGGATTAATCATTTAAAAATACACGGGGACAATATTACTACATTGTGGTGCAAACTATTTACTAATGTAGATTTACTAGTTGAATTTGCTACAAATTTTTCACAAGAAAATAACATAGTAAAATCAAAAGATTGGGCGAATTTGATAGATGAAAATGGTCTTGACGGTGGCGGATCACCTTCTTTTGATACTAGAAAAAAGATAGGATTTGCAAATAAAGGAAGAAAGTTACCACCAAGAACTGATTCACACAAAGCAATTAAATTAAAAATACAAACTGGACATTATATTACAGAAGAAACAAGATTTAAAATGTCGTTAGCGCAAAAAGGTCGCTTTGTATCAGAAGAAACAAAACAAAAAATTAGAGAATTTAATTTAGGCAAGAAGAAAAGCAAAGAAATTGTTGAAAAAATCAAAGCAACTAAAAAATTAAAAATCACGCAATATAAATTAGGGACCTGCCCACATTGTAATAAAACAGGTAGTATGAATAATATGCCTCGTTATCATTTTGATAACTGTAAAAGCAAAAAATAGTTTTAAATCAGTCAATAATGCAGATATGATCTGTGCCCTATGAGGAGATGGTGCTCGCGTAATGGCCGCACTTGGGACTACTTAGAATAGACTAGGTAACTGGGCGACAATGGCAATAAATCAATTAGGTGTAAAAACCAAATGATTCGGGCTCTGAAACAGACCAACCCGAGAGCAAAATAATAGTTGGCTAACTACGGCTATTTGCGCTACCGCCAGAAGAATCTAGAGTAGGGAGTACAGGCTGACCGCTTCCGTGTTNATGATAACAATCTCTTGTAGTTAGTGTGACGCAGTACTCGGATGATGCGGCGGTTGCAATTTGCCTCGGATAGGTAAATTGTGACTGATATCTGGATGATACAGTTTAAAACATACAATAAATTATATTAAATTCAAAGTAAATTAGATTAGAAGAAAAGGCTTTAGAGCGACAGCGATAAAGCAGATGTCGTAGACATCTTAAAGTAGTTAGAGCAATGGTCAATAAAAAAGACTATACGAATATAGCCTTTGATGTAGTACTTTAAACATAACCATGAATTAAAAGAATGGTAAACCTGATTTCTTAGTAGTTTCCATATTATCATTAATGATCTTGTTGATTATAGTTCTTTCTTGATCATTTAACAACATAGCATCTTCATAACTTAAACCACCTCGCATAAACCAACACATACGCAGTGCTTCTTCTCTATAGGCTTTTGAATCCTTATCGTACTGATCTAATAGACTAACGATCTCGTCGTTGTCTAGATTCAAAAGCCTTGCCCGAAAAAACTCGCATAGTCAAACTCTACACTAAGTTTATATTCGTGTTCGCATGAATC